CCCCCCCCCTATATCTCGGGAAATTGGCGGGTGGAAGTGTCCTTTGTGCCCCGTTCACACCTAACCCCTTGGAACTTCGGCGGAAAAGGCGGGGCAGAAAGCCGGATCCGTGTGCCCCGGATCTGCCCCTTCTGCCCCGCCCCCGGACGAAAAAGCCGGCGGCAAACCGAACTTGATCCCCCAAGGATCAACCCCTTACCCTCCCGGTCATGCCCTCGATCGTGTTCACGACCTCCCCCGGCCTGATCTCCCGCATCGTGCGCGCCGTCACGCGCTCCCCTACGTCCCACGTCGGGGTCGCGCTCGACTGGCACGGGCACGCCGTCGTCCTGCACGCCTACGGGCGCGGGGGCGTGCAGGTGGACACGCGGCGGATCTTCCTCGACGGGCGCCGCGTGGTCGCCGAGTTCCGGCTCCCCGAGGGCGAGCCGCTCGACCCGATCCTCGGCGTGCTCGGCCGGCCGTACGACTGGCGAGGGATCCTCGGGTTCGTGCTCCCCTTCATGCCCGGCGCGAGGAACGCTTACGTGTGCTCCGAACTCGTCGCGCGCCTGCGCGTGTTTGACGGCGAGCGGCGCCCGGACGGGCGCACGCACCCGGGGCACCTTCTCACGGCCTGCGAGCGCCTCGGGCTCGGCGAGGTTGAGGGCTAGACCTCGCCGCGCTCGGCGCGGGCGGCGAGGATCTCGCAGGCGTCCACGATGCCGAGCAAGGCTTGGCGCGTCTCGACGCGACCCTCGAACTTCCCCGCGGCCTTGCGCGTCGCCGAGGCGACCTCGCGGAACGTGAGGGAGCGCGCGGCCTGATACCCCCGCACGAAGGCGCCGTTCATGCGCAGGCCGAGCGAGAGGCCGAGCACGAACGCGATCGAGGTCGCGAGGGCGGCGAGGCCGAACACGATCACGACGGCCCCCGGGCGAGCACCTCGGCGGCGAGGGCGCGGATCGTCTCGGCCTGCCGCGCGACGGTCTCGCGCAGGGCGTCGACCTCGCGCTCCTTGGCGTCGGCCCGTGCGGCGTGTTCCTCGGCGTCGCGGCGGTCGAGGTGCGCCCGTGCGCCCTCGGCGTCGCGCTCGGCCTTGACGGTCGCGAGCGTGGCGCGGAGCGTCTCGATCTGCTTTCGATCCCGCTCGCCAAACTCGCGCGCGTGCCGGATCGTCTCGCGTGCATCGTCGAGCGCGCGCTCGGCTGTCTGGCGTTGATCGACGGCGATCGAATAGTCGCCCTCGGCGGTCTCGCGCCGCTCGCGCTCGGCGTCGAGTTCCCGCGCGAGGGCCTCGGCTCGGCCGCGCTCGCGTTGCGCCTCGGCCGTCGCCTCGGCGGCGAGTGCTTCGAGCCTCTCAATCTCACTGATCCCGATCTTTCCCATGATCAACTTCCCTTCCTTGCTAGGCGCCGCCCTTCGGCGCGGTCGAGTTCCTTCCGAGTGAGGCGACGCACGCGCCGGCCGATCTTCGAGGTGTCAACGCCGCGGGCGCGCAGGCGCGCGAACCACGCGCGGATCGTGAGGCCTTGCTTCGCCGAGTTGCACGAGAGGCACGCCGTAACGAGGTTCGCGGGGGCGTGCGTCCCGCCGAGGTCGACGGCGAGAACGTGATCGAGCGTGAGGCGCCCGCCGACGCGCTCGCAGTAGACGCACGCGAACCCGTCGCGATGGTAGATCGCGGCGCGCGTCGAGGGCCGGCACCACTTCGAGCCCTGCCAGCGTTCAGAACGAGAAGTCATGGTACGCCCGCCGCTCGCCGATCGTCGCCCGCGTGCCCTTGTGGAACCACCCGCGCGCCGTGCGTCGGAAGGTCTCGACCTCGCCCGCGGGGTCGGGCTCGAAGCGGTAGTCCTGCAACTCCGACATTCCGTGATCGTCCACTCGGATCGCCTTGTCGCGCTGCAACGTGACGGTGCAGGCCGTCGCCTTGATCACGGTCGCGGGATAGCGGTCGGTCCACCCGTAGATCGTGGCGCCGTCGCCGATCTTGATCTCGTTCGTGTGCATGGTCTCTTCCTTGTTCGTGGGCGGGATCGTCCCGCGCGTGCGAGGTCGGATCCGCGGATCCGGCCCCGAGGCGCGCGAGACGATCAGAGGCGCACGTCGAGGCCCGTGCAGGCGCGGAGGGTTTCGTGCAGGGCGTCGACATAGACACCTTCGATCTCTTCGCCGACCGCATACCCGCCGCGCGTCTCGAACTCGCCCGTCCGCGGGTTCAGGCGGTACGACTCGGGGCGACCCGTGATCGTGCGCACCGTATAGGTATCGTCGCCGGCGAGTTCGATCTCGACCTTGGCGACCTTGCGCGGGTTGCGGCCCACACGGAACCGAAGGCCGCGGTCGAGGATCACGAGATCGCGCGCGCCGAGCATGGCGAGGGCGACGTTCCCGAGTTGCTTGTTCAGTACGGCGGCGATCTGGCGTTCCATGTTCTCGTTCCTCTTCGGCGGGCCGCTCGATTGCGACCACTCCCCCATAGTGGGGCCGGGTATATACATTGTCAATCGGTAGCCCGATCTTTTTTCGGGTGTGCTACGGATCGCCCCGTGCGGCGGGGTTCACACGGCCGCGCGCGCTAGGGGTAGCCCCCGGCCCTCCCCCCGTGAACCCCGCCGCGCACTTGACGCCGCGCCCCGCCCGATGGCACCGTGCGAGCCTACCCCTACGCCGGGCGCGCACGTCGCGCCGGGAGGCCGCGCGCGTGATCACTCTTTCCACCTTCGCCCACCGTCGCGACACGACGCCGGAACCCGTCACGTTCGAGACCCTCGCCGAGTGCGCGGCGTTCTTCGAGCACGACCGACGCGACGACAAAGACGGCCCCCTCTTCTCGCCCGCGGAATACCGCGCCGGCGCGCGTCGCGGCAACCGCGGCGTCCTTCGCCTGCACGCCCTGATCCTCGACTTCGATCACGTCGCCCACACGACGATCGACACGATGCGCGAGCGGATCGAGGGGCTCGGCCTCGAAGCGTGGATCTACTCGACGCACTCGTACGACCCCGCCGACGATCTCGGCGCGTGCTTTCGCGTCGTGCTCCCCTTCGCCGAGCCCGTCGCCCCTGAGGCATGGGCGGCCGTGTGGCGCGCCGCGCGCGACACGATCGGTCCCGAGTGCGATCCCGCCTGCAAGGATCCGGCGCGCGTCTACTACGCGCCGAGCGCGCGCCCGGACGCGCCCGTGGTCTCGCTGCACTTCGCCGGCGTGCGCCTCGACGCGCGCGACCTCGACGGCCTCGACGCGCCCGAACCGGCGGCCCACGTCGAGGCGCCTACGTCGACACCCGAGGCCGCCGAGATCACGCCCGGGATCGTCGCGTGGGCGCGTCGCCAGTGCATCGCATGGGCCGACCGGATCAAGGCCGCGCCCTGCCCCGGCCCGATCTACCCCACGCTGAACGCGGCCGCGTTCGCGTGCGGGCGCTACACGCCGCACGTTCTCGGGCGCGCCGAGGTGCGCGGGATCCTCGCCGCGGCCCACGCCGCACGCAACCCCGCGGCCGTCGAGAAGAACGACGCGATCCTCGATCGAGGCCTCGACGATGGCGCCGCGGCGCCGTGGATCCCGGCGGCGTGGTACGACCTCACGGACGACGCCCTCGCCGCCAAGCTCGCGCGCGAGTGCGGCGGGCGCCTCCGGTACGTGCCCGAGTGGCGCAAGTGGATCGGATGGTCGGGGCGCGCGTGGCGCCACGTCGGCGACGACGGCGCCGCGTTCGAGGGCGTGCGCGACCTCGCCGCGGCCCTTCGGACGGAGGCCGAGTACGCGGACGACGCGCGCGCGAAGGCACTTCGAGGCGCCGCGCGCAAGCTCGCCTCGTTCGCCGGCGCGTCGAGCGTCGAGCGCATGGCACGCCGGCGCGTCGAGTTCGTCGAGGGCGCGGCCGCGTGGGACGCGGACCCCTGGTTACTAGGGACGCCGAACGGGACGCTCGACCTACGCAACGGCACCCTGCACGAACCCCTCGCCGAGCATCGGATCACCCGCTCGACCCGCGCCGCGTTCGACCTCGACGCACGCGCGCCCGTGTGGCGTTCGTTCGTCGAGCAAGTCACGGGCGGCGATCCCGAGTTCGCGGCCTATCTGCAACGCGCGGTCGGGTACTCCCTCACGGCGCATCACTCCGAACAATGCTTGTTCTTCCTGTACGGCGACGGCGCGAATGGAAAGTCCACGTTCGTCAACGCGATCCTGCACGCGCTCGGCGACTACGCGACAAGCACGCCGAGCGATCTGCTACTGCGCTCGAACACGGACAAGCACCCGACCGGCCTTGCCGGCCTCTTCGGCCGTAGGTTCGTCGCCTCGACCGAGGTCGACGACGGGCGATCGTGGGACGAGCCGCTCGTGAAACTGATCACGGGCGGCGACCCGATCCAGGCGCGCAGGATGCGAGAAGATTTCTGGGAGTTCCGGCCGACGCACAAGCTATGGATCTCGGGCAACTACCGGCCCGGCGTGCGGGGGCACGACGCGGGGATCTGGCGACGCCTTCGCCTGATCCCGTTCACGGAATCGTTCAGGGGCCGGCCCGATCGCGCGCTCGGCGCCAAGCTCGAAGGCGAGGCCGCGGGGATCCTCGCGTGGGCCGTCGAGGGTTGCCTACGCTGGCAACGCGAAGGCCTCGCCGAGCCCGCGCGCGTGCTCGAAGCGACCGCGGACTACCGCGAGGATCAAGATCACTTCGGGCAGTTCGTCGCCGAGCGCCTCGACGTGCGCGCGGACGGGCACCTCGATCGGCAAACGCTGATCGCGCTCTATGCGACGTGGGCGCACGCGAACGGCGCCCCCATCCTCTCGGCCCGTGGCCTCGCCGAGCGCGCGCGCAAGCTCCCCGAGGTGTGCGAGACCAAGCGGGAGGGCCGGCGCGGGTGGCAAGGCCTCGCCGTTCGATCGGCGAATCCGGGCCTTCGCGCGGTCGGCTGAAAAAAGATCGGCCGACCGCTTGACGTTGCCTAGACGTTGCCGCTACAGTCCGATCCCATGAAGAACGAGATCAAGATCGAGCGCCTCGCCCGCCTCCCCATCGTCCGCGCCGTGCGCGAGGTGTGCGACGTGGACTATCTACACGGCGACTACGCCGGCCCCGACTACGACAAGGCGCACGCGCTCGAAGATTCGATCTTCGATGCGCTTTCGGCGATCTCCGTCGAGCACCCGGACGGCGGCGTGGGCTACCCCTCGACGGCGGCCCGCCGCATCATTCGCGGCGCCGTCGCGGCCGCCAAGAGGGCCGCGTGAACGAGATCCCCCGCGACGTGATCGAGGCCTGCGAATGGCTCGCCGAGCATCGCCTCGACGCCGAGGCCTTGCGCGCGATGCTCCCCGAGGTCGAGGATCCGCACGCCGCGGCCTTCTTCGCCCGCGAACTCGAAAGGATCGACCGATGACCCCCGCCAACTTCGCCCGCCTGCAAGCACTCGTCACGGGGCGCCCGACGCCCTCGCAGGCCTTCGCCATCGCCGAGGCGCTCCGCGCCGTCGTGGTCGCCCGGCACCCGGGCACGCACGTTGACGGGCTCGCGGCCCATGCCGTGAGCGAGGCCGATCCGGTCGGCGCCGCGGCGTGCCGTCTCGCCGCCCTCACGATCGCCGCGCGCTACATGATCGCGATCCCCGAGATCGTCGAGGGCGAGATCGTGTGGTCGCAACCCATCGCGGCGAGCGAGGCCGCCCGGCGGCAACTGCGCGACCTGCACGCCGTCGCCCTCGTGATCTCGGGCGCGCTCGAAGATCAGGCCTCGGCCCTCGTGATCGGCCCCTCGGCCCTCGACGGCGCGAACCGCGACGGCGACGACGCCGAGATCGCGACCGTGATCGCGCCCATGGTGACGCGCGCGCAGATCGAGGCCGAGCGGGACGCCGACCTCGACGCGCTCGCCGCCCTCTTCCCCGTGCAGGTGTGCGGCTCCGATGCCTTGCTCGCGCGCGTCGCCGCCGTGCAATCCGTCGAGGCCTCGATCGCCGAGTGGGAAGCCTTCGCCGCGAGGTTGCCGTCGTGACGGGCCGTCGCGTCGAGTGGGGCGCCGCTCTCGGTCGCGTGCTCGCGACCCTCCCCCGTTTCTGTCTCGTGCGGTTCGACGCGCTCGAACCTCGCGAGGCGTGGATCCCCTCGCGGGAGTTGCGGGTGCTCTCGTGAGCGACGCCGCCGACGAGACCCTGAACAAGCTAGGGATCGTGTCGATCGCCGGCAAGCGCAAGGGGCCGAAGTGGGTTGTCGTGATCCGTACCCGCGCCTGGATCGAGATCGTCGCCGAGGCCGACACGTTCGACGATGCCCTCGATCACGCCGTCGCCGAACTCGTGAGCAACCCCGAAACCCTCCCGAACTGATCCCACCATGACGCGCAAGCCATCGCAGAAGAACGCCGAGGCCCGAACCGACGAGTGGCTCACGCCGCCCGAGATCGTCGCGGCCCTGCACAAGCTCGGCCCGGTCGTGCTCGATCCGTGCTCGCACCCGCGATCCGTCGTCGGCGCCGAACTCACGATCGACGCGGCCGAAGGCCTCGACGGCCTCGCGTTCCCGTGGGAGGTCGAGGGCCTGATCTACGTCAACCCGCCGTACTCGAACCTCGGCGACTGGCTCGCCAAGTGCGCCGAAGAGTCGAGCCGCGAGGGCGTCGAGATCGTCGCCCTCGTGCCCCCACGCACGGACACGGCCGCGTTTCAGGCGTGCGTCTTCGGCGTCGCCTCGGCGATCTGTTTCCCGAAGGGGCGGATCTCGTTCCTCTCGGGCACGAGTGGCGAACGCCGCAAGGGGAACGATACCCCGTCGTGCGTGATCTACTACGGCCCCCGCCCGGGCGCGTTCGCGCTCGCCTTCGGCGCGCTCGGCGCCGTCGTCCCTGCAAGGTGAACCCATGGCACACGAACGAATCCAACCCCCGAAGGACGAGGCCCTGTACCTTCGGATCTCGGCCGAGGAACTCGAACGGATCCGCGAGGCCGCGCAGGCCGCCGGCGCCGATAGCGTCGCGGCATGGTGCCGGCGCGTGCTCGCAGTCGCCGCGGGGAAGGCCCTCCGGTGATCGGCTCGTTCGACAAGCAGGGCCGGCTCGAACTCTCGGCCTCGCAGATCGGCACGTTCGAGGCGTGCTCGCGCAAGTGGGCGCTCTCGCGCGTTCTCGGGTCGAGGTCGAACGCGGCCGCGGCGAAGGGCTCGGCCGTGCATAGCGTGCTTGAGGCTTGGCTCGGCGAGGGCAAGGCGCCCGACGCGGGGACCGAGATCGGGCGGATCGCCATGACGGGGATCGAGCACCTACCGCGCCCCGGCGCCGGGATTGTCGAGGATGCGTTCACGCTCGCGCGCGGGGGCTACGTGCTCCGCGGCCGGAAGGATCTCCGGGTGCCCGACCATCGGCGCCCCGCGGTGTACGACCACAAAACGACCTCGGGCCTACAGTGGGCGAAGTCGGCCGAGGATCTCGCGGTCGACGTGCAGGCGACGATCTACGCCGCGCACGAACTCGCCGAGTTCCCCGGCGCCGAGGCCGTCGATCTTCACTGGATCTACTACACGACCCGCGCGCCGTTCCGGTCGCGCAAGGTCTCGCTCGCCGTGCTCCCCTCGCACGTCGCCGAGCGCATGGACGCGATCGACGCGACGGCCGAGCGGATCGCCGCCGTCGCGCACCTCGCGCCCGAGTTCCACCCGCCGACGCCTAGTGCGTGCGAGGCGTTCGGCGGGTGCCCGTATCGAGAAGAGTGCAACGTCACGCCAACTGAAAGGATGCAAGCGATCATGTCCCAAGCCACCCTCGCCGAGAAACTCCGCGCCAAGCTCGCCGCCAAGGCCGAGCCCGCGCCCCCTCCCGCCGCGCAGGCCCCCGCCCCGGCGCCCGTCGCCCCCGTGCAGGCCCCCGCGCCCGCCGGCGGCCTCGCCGCCAAGCTCGCCGCGGCGCGCGCCGCCAAGGCGCCCGAGGCCCCCGCCCCGGCGCCGACCGTGCCGCCCCCCGCCGAGCCCCCGCCGGCGGCGAGCGCGCCCGAGGCCGCCAAGCTCGCCGCCTTGCGCGCCGAACTCGACAAGGGGGAGGCGTCGCCCGTGGTCGAGCGGCGCGCCGTCTCGCCGCGCCTCCCCGTCGAGTCGATCAAGGATCGGCACCTGATCGGGGGCCTGCGCGATCAGATCGCGATCTCGGCCCTGAACGGCGCCGTCGCGCGCGGGTTCGAGGGACGCGACCGCGCCGACCTCGCACGGTGGGCCTACGCGGTCGCCGACGCGATGCTCGAAGCGCGCGAGGCGTGAGCCTCTCGGGGGTCGTCTAACGGTAGGACGGCGGGCCTTGGACCCGCGTGTGTGGGTTCGATTCCTGCCCCCCGAACCAAGTTCAAGATCAAGAAACCCGAACGAGAAGAGGATCCCATGCTGAACGAAGAGATCGACGCCCTCGCCGATCGCGCCGAGGAACTCGCGCGCGACGCCCGACGCCTTGCGGCGAAGGAACCCGAACCCCTCGCCGAAGAACTCGCCGCCGTGACGGGGATCGACGATCCGCGGGAGGCCGTGAAGTTCGTTCGGAGCCTCTCGACCGCGATCCGGGAGATCCGCGACGCGCTCGATCTGCCCTCCGATACGCCGCCGGCGAGCGTCGCCGCGCGCGTCGAGGCCGTCGCGCGCACCCTGCGCGACGAGACGGGGGAGGATTCCCTCGACCCCTCGCGGATCCGCGCCGCCATCGGCGAGAAGGTCGAGCGCGCCGACGAACTCGAAAAGCGCCTCGGGGCCATCGCCGAGGCCCTCGGCGTCGAGGAAGGCGACGACTCCGCGGCCCTGCACGCGATCGAGCGCCTCGGCGACGTGCGCGACGAATCGCGCACCTTGATCGCGGCGTTGCGGCCGATCTTCGGGCACGGGTTGCTCGCCGACTCGGAACCCGAGTTCCTCGACGTGCGCGGCGCGATGCTCCATACCGACAAGGCGATCGAGTCGTGCGGCGCGTGATTCTCGAATCCCCCTACGCGGGCGACGTGGAGCGCAACGTGGCCTACGCCCGTCGCGCCCTGCGTGACTCGCTCGCCCGCGGCGAGGCGCCGATCGCGTCGCACTTGCTCTATCCGCAAGTGCTCGACGATGCGACCCCCGCCGAGCGCGAGCACGGGATCGCGGCCGGGCTCGCATGGGGCCACGGCGCCGAGGCCGTCGTGTTCTACGTCGACCTCGGATGGTCCCCCGGTATGACGCTCGCGCGCGGATTCTGGCACGGGCGCGGGATCCCGATGGAAGAACGGAGGATCGGATCGTGACGCTCCCCGCCGGCCTCGCCGCCAAGCTCGCCGCGTTCGAGCCTTCGCCCCGCTCGAAGGTGGGGCGCATGTTCCGATCGCAAGGCGTGCGTGAGTCGGCCGAGTTCCGGCGGATCGCGAACCTGCCCCGGCGCACGCTCGCGCCCGAGGCGCTCGACGCCCTCGCCGCCGAACTCGCGCCCCTCGTGACGCGGCCGGGCTCGGCGTGGACGTTGCGCCCCGTGCAGGCGTGGGCGCTCGACGAACTCGCACGCCGCGGCGGGTTGCTCGCCTCGATCTTGGTCGGCGGGGGAAAGACCTTGATCTCGGCCCTCGCGCCGCTCGCGCTCGACTCGCGCCGCGCCGTGCTTCTCGTGCCGGCGCGCCTGCGCGGAAAGACGCGCGCCGACTTCGAGGTGCTCGCGCGGGAGTTCGCGATCGAGGTGCTCCCCGAGATCGTGAGCTACGAAAGCCTCGGGCGCGTGAGCGGCGCCGACACCCTCGACGCCCTCGCGCCCGACCTCGTGATCGCCGACGAAGCGCACCGATTGAAGAACCGATCGGCGGCCTGCACGCGCCGAGTGGGGCGCTACCTCGAAGCGTCGCGCGCGCGGTTCGTCGCTATGTCGGGCACCCTCACCTCCCGCAAGCTCGAAGAGTTCGCGCACCTCTCGGCGTGGGCGCTCGGCGACGCCTCGCCGCTCCCTCGCACGTACGCCGACTTGACGGAGTGGGGCCTCGCCGTGGACGAACAGATCGACCCCGGCGCGCAACGCCTCGACGCCGGCGCCCTGCGCGCGTTGTGGTCGCCGGCCGAGGTGCAGGTGTCGCGCGACGTGGACGAGATCGAGGCCTCGCGGCGGGCCGTGCGCCGGCGCATCGCCGAGACGCCGGGCGTAGTCACGACGGCCGACCGGCCCGTGGGCGCGAGCCTCTCGATCGCCCTCGTGCCAATGCTCGGCGCGGCCACCATGGACGCCGACTTCGCCACCCTGCGCGGCGCGTGGGAGACCCCGGACGGGCACCCGCTCGCCGACGCCTCGGCCGTGTGGCGCCACGCCGGCGAACTCGCCGCGGGGTTCTTCTACGTGTGGGATCCGCGCCCGCCGCGCGAATGGCTCGACGCCCGCCGCGCGTGGTCGCAAGTGTGCCGGCACGTTCTCGCGACGAACCGATCCGAAATCGATTCGGAGTTGCAACTCGTGCAGGCGATCGACCGCGGCGACTACGCCGGGAAGCGCGCGCAGGCCGGCGGCCTCACGCTCGGCGTCGGCACGATCCCCGAGACGCTCGAAGCATGGCGCGCGATCCGCGAGACCTTCCGGCCGAACTCGACCCCCGTGTGGCGCTCCGACTTCCTCGCCGAGTTCGTCGGCGAGTGGTTCAAGGGCGGCCCGGGGATCGTATGGGTTCACCATGTAGCGGTCGGCGAGCGCCTCGCCGAGCGGCTCGGCGTGCCCTACTTCGGGCGTGGCGGGCTCGACCTTCGAACGGGCAAGTCGATCGAGACCGCGAACGGCGCGGCGTGCATCGCCTCGATCGCGTCGTGCGGCGAAGGGCGCAACCTGCAAGCGTGGGCGCGCAACCTCGTGATCACGCCGCCGAAGTCGGGCGCGACGTGGGAACAGTTGATCGGCCGCACGCATCGCGCGGGCCAACGCGCCGACGAGGTGCAAGTCGAGATCGCGATCGCGTGCCGCGAGCACGTCGAGGCGTTCGATCAGGCGCGCGCCGATGCCGCGTATATTCAATCGACCACGGGGCAGGATCAGAAGTTGATCTATGCCGATTGTTTGGGCTATCCTTTTCCGACTATGAACGGCCCACGGTGGGCTTGAAATAGTGCGAGAAACACGAAAGAGAACGAGGTAAGAAAATGGGAATCTTCGGAAGTGTGCAGGACGCGAGCGTCACGGGTGGCGGGGTCTACTTCCTCCCGGGCAAGTACAAGGTGACGATCACGGGCTGCAAGGTGCAGACGAGCAAGCGCAACGCGCACACCTACGCGATCGTCGAGTGCGAGATCGTCGAGTCGACGAACGCCGAGCGCCCCTCGGGCTCGCGCGCCTCGCAGGTGATCGACCTCGGGAACGTCATGGGGCCTGTCAACGTCAAGGCGTTCGTGGCGGCCCTCTCGGGCATCGCCGACCCCGCGGCCGCCGACGTGAACGGGCAGATCGAGGCCGTGTGGTCGGAGGCCCTCGGCCGGCGCGTGAACGTCGAGGCCGTGTGCGAGGTCGTGTTCTCGGAGGGCGGCCCGGCCGAGGGTACGATCCTCGATCTCGAAGTCGCCGAGATCACGACGCGCGGAACCGGAAAACCTTTCAATAAGCATTTCTGGTCCCCCTTGACGTGAGCCCCGAGGCCGGCGCGTCGGGCGCCTCGGTCGGGTTCGACTCCCGGCCGGCCTTCCGAGAACAATCCCGAGAACGAGAGGCCCCACAATGATCGTTGCGTTCGACTGCGAAACCCACTTGATCGCGCCCGGCAAGCTCGCCCCGCCGTGCGTGTGCGTCACGATCGCGACCGACGCGGGAGACCTCGCGATCCTGCACGCGCGCGACCCCGAGACACCCTCGACGCTCGCCGCGATGTTCGAGGGCGCCGAGTGCATCGCCGGCGCGAACACGGCCTACGACGCCGCGGTCGTGTGCGCGGCGTGGCCCGAACTCGTGCCGGCCGTGTTCGGCGCGTACGCCGAGGGGCGCGTGCTCGACGTGCAGATCAATGAACAACTCGCCGACATAGCGCGCGGGCGCCTGTACGGATTCGCGAATCACGAGGGCAAGCAGATCAAGATCGGGTACTCCCTCGCCGATCTCGTGCGCCGCTACCTCGGCCGCGACCGCTCGGCCGAGAAGGACGATCCGAACGGGTGGCGCCTTCGGTACGCCGAACTCGAACACGTCCCGCTCGCGGCGTGGCCCGTCGAGGCGACGCGCTACGCCCTCGACGATGCCGCCGACACGCTCGCCGTGCTCGAAGCGCAAGCGGCCGACGCGCGCGTGTGGGGCGCCGACGCCGAGGCGCAGGCGCGCGCGTCGTTCGCCCTGCACCTGCTTTCGGTGCATGGCGTACACACGCACGCCGCGGGGATCGAGGCGCTCGAACGCATGACGCGCGCGAACTACGAACGGGCGAGCGAGACCTTGCGCGCGGCGGGCGTGCTTCGCGCGAACGGCACGCGCGACACGAAGGCGGCGAAGGCCCGCATGGTCGCGGCGTGCTCGGCGCGCGGCGTGCCCGTCCCGCTCACGGACAAGGGGCGAGAGACCGCGAAGGCGAACGGGGGCGTGACGCCCGGCGAGGCGCTCGCGTTCGCGTGCCTCGACGCCGAGGCGTGCGCGGCCTCGGGCGATCCCGTGCTCGAAGCGTACGGCGAGCGGGTGACGCTCGCGGCCGTGGTCGAGACGCACCTCCCGAAGTTGGCGAAGGGGATCGAGCACCCGATTCAGGCGCGTTTCAACGTGCTTGTGGAGTCGGGCCGGATCTCGTGCTCCGAAGGGCGCGGCGCGACGAACGGGTACCAGTTGACCAACGTTCGGCGCCTGCCCGGGATCCGCGAGTGCTTCAAGGCGCGGCCCGGGTTCGTGTTCATCGATGCCGACTTCGCGGGCCTCGAACTGCACACCGTCGCGCAGGCGTGCCTCGCGTTGGTCGGATGGTCGGACCTCGCCGCGGCCTTGAATGCGAAGATCGATCCACACCTCGCGCTCGGCGCCGAACTGATCGGCCTCACCTACCCCGAGGCCGTCGAGCGCAAGCACGAGAAGGCGATCAAGGAAGCGCGCCAGATCGCCAAGGTGGCGAACTTCGGATTCCCCGGCGGCCTCGGCGCGCGCGGGTTCGTCGAATACGCGACGGGCTACGGGCTCGCGATCACGGAGGAACGCGCCGCCGAAGTGCGCCGGGCTTGGCTCACACGCTGGACCGAGTTCTCGGCCTACTTCGATCACGTTCGCCGGTTGTGCGAGCCGCTCGGCGTCGCCGAGGTCGTGCAACTCTACTCGGGGCGCGTGCGCGGGATGGTCCCCTACACGGCGGCGTGTAACACCTACTTCCAAGGCCTCGGCGCGGACGGCGCCAAGGCCGCATTGTGGGAGGTCACGCGCCGCGCGTACGCGGATCCCGCGTCGATCCTCTTCGGCGTGCGGCCGTGGAACTTCGTTCACGATCAGATCCTCGCCGAAGCACCGATCGAGACCGCACCGGAACAGGCGATCGAACTCGCGCGCGTCATGGTCGAGGCCTGCAATCGGTTCCTTCCCGACGTACCCGTACGGTGCGAGCCGTGCCTCTCGTTCGTGTGGTCGAAAGACGCCGAACCCGTCTATTCGGACGGGCGCCTCGTGCCGTGGGACGCCGCGCGCGATGCGCGGGCCGTGGTCTACTACGCGGACGGGAAGCGGGTTCAGTGGTGACGCGCGACAACGCGATCGCGATCGATCCGTCCGTGCGTTGCACGGGGCGCGCGCGGTTCCGTGGCGGGGCCTTGATCGAGGTGTCGATCCACCTTGCCCGGAATCTCCCCGAGGCCGTCGCGATCCCGGCCTTGCACGGGCCGGCCGTGAGTTCGTATCCCTACGTGATCGAGTTCCCGCGCGCCTACTCGGCGACGCGCTCGAAGGCCGACCCGAACGACCTTCTCGCCGTCGCCGCCGTCGCCGGCGCGTGGGCCGCCCGAGGCGCGGCCGCCGGCCCCGTGCGGTTCGTCGCGCCGAGCGAATGGAAGGGGCAGACACCGAAGGCCGTATGCGCCGCGCGCGTGCGCGCCGCGCTCGAACCCGCCGAGCGCGCGACGCTCGACGCCGCCCTCGCGGAAATGACTACGCACCTGCACCACAACGCGCTCGACGCCGTAGGGATCGGGCTCTTTCACTTCGGGAGGATGTAATGCCGTCGTTCAGTAGGAAACCGCCCGCGATCATCGTCGGCGCGAAACCGCGCCCGGACCTGATCCCCGCTCGATCGTTGCTCGCCGTGGGCGGGGTGCTCGCGTGGGCCGAGGGGTTCGGCAAGGGCGCGGAGCGTTGGCGCACGACCACGCCCGAGATCCAGATCGCGAGCGCCTACCGGCACTTGCTCGCGCGCATGGCGGGCGAGGTGTGCGATCCCGAGTCGGGCCTCCCGCACCTCGCGCACGTCGGCGCGCGCGTCCTGTACGCGCTCGCGTTGGAGATCGGCGCGTGATCTGCATCGTACCCGAGTGCGAGCACGCCGCCGGCGAACCGGACAAGTTCTTCGGCGCGTGCGTCGAGCACTGGATCCGCACGCCCTACCGCGTGCGCGCGCCCGCATGGCACGAGGGCGACGCGGAAGAGACTCGCCGGCGAATCGTCGACTATTTCACGAAAGAAGAGGGATCCATGCAACTAGTTGAAGGAAAGAAGGCCGCGGGCGTATGCCTCGCGAAACAGTGTAAGAACCCCGCGGTTCGCCGCGTGAACGGCGCGCCGTGGGGCCGCGAGATCGCCGAGTTGTGCGATCGCTGCTACGGCCGCGCGATCGGCGTGTTCGGCGCCGAGCGGGTTGTGATCGTCGAGGATCGCGAGGCGTCGCACGATCCGCCGACGCCCGCCGAGGATCGAGAGTTCCGGGCGGCGTTGCGGGCTATCCCCTCGGAGGCCTCCCCCCCGGCGAACGCCGAGGCCGCGACCGCGACGGCCGAGGCCGCCGAGCTTCTCGTGCAGGTGCAGGGGTTCGAGATCGCGACGCGCGAGGATCTCGAACTCGCGGCCGAGGTGCTCGCCGAGGCGAAGGGCAAGGCGAAGGCGCTAGAGGCGCGGCTCGCCGAGATCACGCGCCCGTTGAACGCCGCGCTCGCGAGCGCGCGTGAACTCTTCCGGCCCGCCCTCACGCACTACGGCACGATCGAGCGTGACGTGAAGTCGCGGATCGCGGCGTTCCACGCCGCCGAGTCGAGCCGCAACGCCGCGGCCCTCGCGGCCGCGAGCGCGGCGCACGCCGCCGGCGACGGCGAAGGCGTCGGCGAGGCTCTCGCCAAGGTCGCGCACGTCGCGCACGTCGAGGGCGTGAGCGTGCGCTACTCGTGGGCGTTCGAGGTCGAGGATCTCGCGCAGGTGCCGCGCGAGTTCCTCGTGCTCGACGAGGCGAAGGTGAAGGCCTGGATCAAGTCGACGGCCGGGAAGGAATCGGCGCCGCACCCGATCGCCGGGATCCGCTTCGAGCGCAAGGCCTCGGTCGCGTCGAGGTCGGCATGAAGCGCGCAACCTACGATCCGCGCGACGTGCTCGTCCGCATCAACGGGCACGTATTCCGCGGGCCGCTCGAAGCGATCGAGAAGTTGCGGGCCGAGGGCGTCACGCTCGAACCCGTGACGCCGAACCGCAAGCAACGCCGCGCGCGTGCGGCCGCTGCCCGGAGGGCGAAGTGACGCGCGCCGCGTTCGCCCTCGTGTTCGGTCTCGCGTGCCTCGCGGTCGAGCGTTGCGGCGCGGCCGCGCAGGAACCCGCGCCCGTCGAGGTGCCGCCATCGCCGCCGGCGTGGGCCACGGACGCCGCGCTCGCGCTCGCCATAGTGGGCACGAACGAGGCCGGGATCGACGGGTACGCCGATCACCTCGCGATCGCGGCGTACGTCGAGCGCGAGGCGCGCCGGCGTGGCCTCTCGATCCCGAACTACGCCCGCGGCCGGTTCCGGCGCGCGCTCGCCCTGCCCGGAGCGCGGCGTAACCGACCGTGGATCGCGTACCTCTCGCGCTCCCTCGATGCCCCCGCCGAATGGCCCGAGGATCGGCAACGGTGGGCCGAGCGTCGGGAACAGTGGCGCGAGGCGCTCGACCGGATGGATCGGTTCGTCCGCGGCGAGGTGCGGGCGCCGTGCTCGCCCTCGACGTGGGGATCTCCCGTCTACGACCGCGACGAACTCGACGCGCACCTCGAACGCGGCGCGCGCCGGCTCGATTGCGGCGCCACTCGAAACGAGTTCCTCGCGTTCAGGTGAACGCGAGATCAACGGAAGGAAAGAGGGAACACGATGGCAGACAATCAACCCGAACCGATCTTGCAGTTCTTCGCCTACGAACACCTCCCGGCGCACCTCGCCGACGTGTCGCGGCCCTTCGGCGAACTCGCGGCGGGAATCGTCGCGAGCTTGCCGCGGAACCCGGAGCGGACCGTGGCGTTGCGGAAGTTGCTCGAAGCGAAGGACGCGGCCGTCCGCGCCCTGATCTTCAAGTAGCGAACCCGAGGGCGAGCGCGAGGGCGAACCCAGCGCTGAGGCCCGAGGCCGCCCACACGAGGCGCCGAACCCGACGACGGAGCATGGGCACCCGCTCGGCCCGCCGGCGGGCGTCGTCGCGTTCGGCCTCGACGGCGGCGAGGTGCTCGACGCGCAGGCGTAGGTCCGCTTCGAGAAGTCGGATCCGGCGTTCGGTCGGCTCGCGCGCGTCGAGGCACCCGAGGGCCTCGCGCCCGAGGTCGAGATCGAGCCATACGCCCGGCCGGCCGTCCGGGTGGGGCATGGCCTCGGCGGCATCCTGCGCGCCCGCCACGGGCGCCCACAACGTCACGGCGAGCACGAGGGCGGCGAGCCTCACGGCCGCCCCCGGGCGTGCCGGGCGAGGCCGGCGGCGACGCCCTCGGCGTCGAGCGTGCGGGGCGCCTCGGCGGCCTCGGCGGCCTCGACGCGGGCGGCCTCGGCCTCGGCCTCGACGGCGGCCGCGGCGACCTCGACGGGGCGCGAGCGCGGCGGGGCAGGCCTCGGCGGCGCGGGGCGCCGGCGAACGGCCGCCCACGCGGCGGCGAGGAAGAGGACGAGCGGCGCGAGGGCGTACCACCCGAGGCGCTCGACCGGGCGGCGCACGCGCTCGACCATGGCGAGGGCGAACCCGACCACGAACGCGAGCGCGGCGACCTCGATCACGATCCGCCCTCGGCGGCCTTCTCGGTCGCCGCTTTCAGGAACCCGCGCGCGAGGTTGTAGAGCGTCGGCGAGAAGATCCCGCCGAGCCCGAAGTAGAGCGCCCGGCCCGCGGCGCCGTCGCCGAACGACTCGGGCACGGGGATCGAGGTCGCCGCGGCGCCGATGGCGGCCGCGAGCGCGGGGGCGTGCAGGGGAAGCGAGAGGTACCACGCCCGGCGCCACCCGCGCGCGGTCGCCTTGCTCGCCTCGCGGGGGAAGATCGCCCGGTTCACGAACTCGCCGACGAACGAGAGGGCCGCGCCGAGCGCGACGAGAGGAAGGATCCACGTCATGTGAGCGCCTCGTGGATCTCGGCGACCGAGAGGAAGGGGAACCGAAGGCGCAAGGGGTCGCGCTCGTTCAGGCGCGCGCGCCACTTCGCCCACAACGCCGAGCCGGGCTCGACGATCCACGCGCCGCCCTTGTCGGTCGAGTGATCGAAGCGACGGACCCACGGGTTCGTCGTCGTGTGCGCGGCCTTCTCGTGCGCGTCGAGGTGCCCCCGCCACGCCGGCGCCGCGCGCACGATGGCGTCGCGCAGGGCGTCGGCGAACCCGCCGTCCCCTTCGCCGATCCCGTTCGGGCTTGTGCCTGTCGAGCACGCATAGAGCACGACCACGCCCGAGGGCGCGAGCTTCTCGGCGAGCGCCTCGCCGAGCGCGGCGGCGTGCGAGTTGTCGAACCCGAGTTGCGGGAGCGAGCGGCGCAACCCATGCGTGAACATGGCGAACACGTCGGCGCCATCGGGCGCGGCCTTGATCGCGGCGAGCACGGCCGCACGGCGCGCACCGGCGCCGAGCCCGAGATCAATCTCGGTCGCGCGCGGCAACCCGTGCAGGCGCGAGAAGTGGATCGCCTCGGGCTTGAACGCGCCCTTGTAGTCGTTCCCTTGCGTGTTCCGGTCGGGCGTGAGGATCAACCCGCGGCGCGGACGATCCCCTTCCCCCCCACCCGCGCCCGGAGATCGGGAGGGAACGGCCGCCAAGAGCGCGGGTGGGGGGTTGGAGTTTTCGTGGGGCATGGCGTCATCCGATCGAGAGGCGAAGGGATTGGAGTTCGACGGCGAGCGCCTCGTTCTGCCGTTCGAGTTGCTTGATCTTGCCGGGGCACCCGGCGTGCTCGGTCTCGACTTTCGAGAGGCGCACGTCGAGGGCGGCGAGCTTCTCGGCGCACTCGTGCCGCGCTCGCTCGGCTTCGTGCCGATCGTCGTCGGCCTCGTTCCTCTCCCGCCGCATCCTCTCGAACGCCTCGCGCTCGGCCTGCATGGCGGCGCGTTCGGCTTCGAGCGCGTCGAGAAGGATCCGATCCTGCCCGATTCTCTCTTCGGCGGCCTTGCCCTTGCGCGTTGCGACCACGCCGAGCGTCGTTCCGACGAACGCGAGAGATCCGAGGGTGAGATCCTTGATCAACGTGAGAACTTCCACGGGCGCACCTCACACGAGAACAGAAGAGGGGCGGAACTGCCCCGACTGGATCACGGGGATCCCGGCGATGGCGGCCGGGTTTCGCAGACTCCCGAAGATGTAGCCCCCGGCGCAGGCCGAGACGCCCGAAGGCCCCGAGGCGTGCGCGAACCCGCGAGCGTTGCCGGGTTGGTAGAAGTGCGCGAACGAATCCCACGAAAGGCCGTCCTCCGTGAGGTGTAGAAGTCGGTTCGCGAGGATGCCGAACACGCCGGGCGCAGGTTGAACGAACTGCAAGGCGTTGATCTGCGACACGAGAAGAGACCACGCCGGCGCGCCCGTGGTCGAGGCGTACCAAACGCGCTCGCGCGATTCGTCCGTGACGCCTTGCGGCGCGATATTGTTCCGTTCGAGGATCCACACGCGCCCGCCGAACGTCGCCACGTCGAACGCGAGTTGAACGGGCGCCGTCGCCGGGAGGTCGGCCGCGTTCCATACGGTGAACGGTGCGTCCGCGTAGCGCACGCGGCGCAGGGAATCGACCACGAAAGCGCGTTGCGTCGTGGGGTCGACCGCTACCGCGTTCCCCGACTCGAACGCCGCCGAGCCCGCGAGAACGGGGAAGGTGTGTCGAAGGGTCCAGTTCGCCCCGTTGTTCGTCGAGGTGTAGATTTCGTGGGCGCCCGTGGCGTTGCGGCGCAACGCGATCAAGGTGCCCGTGGCCGCCGCGTAGGCGGCGCCGTCGTAGAACGCGGACGGCGCACCGGCACTCACGGCGAAGGCCGCACCGATCGCGGTCGCGAAGTGAGGCGCGAACGTGGCGCCCACCGATCCGTAGGCGTAGGCGATGGCTCGGCCGTTCGGAGGCGTGCCCGCGGCGGGCGCGTCGTACATGAAAACACGAGGCTCGGAGTTCGCGGGGATCGCACCGATCGGCCAACTTGTGACGGCAACTCCAACCAAGTTGCGCGCGGGGATTCCGTTCAACGCGCCCGTCCGGTTGTACCCTTCGAGGAAGTAGATACTCGGCAAGGCCGCGGGCGTGCGCCACGAATACGCGATCACCTCCCGCCCGTCCGCGCAATCCAGCCCGGCGACGTGCGCGAGCGCGTTCGCCGAGAGAGGGAGGGATCCGGCGGGGGACAGGACGGGTGCGATCGAGAACTGCGCGGCCGCGGCGCGCGCGTCCCTACGCAACTCGGCGAGCACGGTCCCGTAGTTCGAGAGGATCGCGTTGACGTACTCGGCCGGGGCAAGCGTCGCCGGCGTGAACCCATCGGCGAGCACGCCGGCCGGCGGCGTGACCTTGTTCGGTTGCCCGTTCCAGAGGTTCGGGCCGGCGGGGAACAAGGTATTGGTGGCGAACTGGATCGGGCGAGTCATGGGCTACACCGTTCGGACGGAGGAAAGTTCGCCGCCGACGCTCGGATCGTACACCGATCCGAACCCCTGCGCGGGCGAGAGAGTAGGCGCCGTGATCGAGGTGCCGAACACGAACGAGTCGGCGGCGCCCGGTGTCGTCGCGATCACGTAGTCGAGCCGCACGCCCGCGGCCTTGATCGCACGCAGCACGATCAGGATCTCACTGTAGGGGTTCACCGGGAGGTCTCGATGCTCTAGGACCATCGCCGCCGGAGGGGGCTCGGAGATCAGGAACACGCCCGCCCCCGTCACGCCCTCGAAGAGAACGAGGATCGCGAGGATCTCGGGTATCCGCGCGTTGCTCCGATTGATCAGGATGCGAACGCGGATCCGGTTCCGATAGAGCACGTCCGAACTCCCGCGGCGTTCCTCGCGCACGATGCGCCCGATCGCGTCGAGTTGCGCGCCCTGCGCGTTGTCGATGAATCGCTCGAAGTGGACGCCGAACGCGGCCGACTCTAGCGCCTGCACCTGCAACGCCGGCGCCGCGGCGAGCGCCTCGACGCGCGCCTTGCCCTTGAACTGATAGAGCAAGAGGGCGAGCGCCTCGGCCTCGTGTTCCGTGTTCTCGGTCGCGATCATACCGGAACCACCGTCACGGCGACGTTCGCCGAGATCGTGCGGACGACTTGACGGATCCCGGGGGCTACGTCGGCGAGCACGAACGGCCCAAGGATCGAGAGGGCGAGCCCGAAGATCGAAACGTGACGTACGCCCGGCACGTCGTAAGGGAGGCAGATCACGCGCGACCAATAGAGCGGATCGCCGGGGCCGAGTGAGTCGTCCGCGCTCGCGATCGCATCCTGCACGGCCGCGGCGCCGGCGAACGTCGCGGCGTCGACCTCGACCGTCACCTGAAAGAACACGTCGAGGAACGTCGGCCGCGTGAACCGGATCGGGTGCGAGTTGCCTTGTGCATCCTCGACGTTTCGGATCGTCGTGCCGTTCGTCCCGATGCCCCCGGCCTTGGTCCCGAACACGATCTCTGCGATGGCCTGATCGTCGTCGAGCGTCGGCACGGCCGGGCCGTACACGATGGCCTCGATCGAGTGCGGGAGGAGGCCGTTCACGTCGATCGCGTCGGTGTCGTTTTCCAGCACGGTCGCCGAGAGAACGCCCGGCCCATCGCGCAGAATGTCGGCGCGGATCGCGTCTACGTTCGTCGAGCCCGGCGATCGGATCTCGTTCTCGCGTCGCTCGCGCAGGGCGGCGTCGCCCTCGACCTCGGCGCCGAGCGTGGCGTCGGCCGTGTTCGTTACCGAGTTCCACCCGACGACGGGCGTAGCGATCACGGTGAGCGTTCCCGCGTTCGCCACGGTCGGCCCCGTCGCGACGGCCTCGAAGTCGACGGGGAAGTCCGCGGGAAGGACGCCGCCGTTCGTGACGGTCGCGAGGTTCACGAACAGAGACGACGGCGAGCCCGAGACCGAGGCGAAGAGAGTTCCCGCCGGGTACACGCCCGGGTTCACGTTCACCGAGCCCGGCGTGCGCGACTTGGTAGCGCCCTCACGTTGCGTGCCCGTGAGCGCAGCCACGGCGTCAAGGCTCGCGGCCTCGGCGGCGTCGGGGTCGAACGAACGGTACACCGCTTCGAGAACCTCCCACGCCTCGGCGAGCTTCTCGGCGTACACGCTGATCAGGATCCCGATCACGGAGTCGGGCGACGTGTTCAGGCTCGGCGAGATCCGCGTCCGCAACTCGGCCTCGACCTCGGCGCGGAGATCCTCGTATCGTTTCAGCACGAACCCGGAAGGTGTGACGCCGAAGGCCATTCAGAACTCCACGATGAAGGGACCGAAGTCGGCCGAGTCGAACACCTGCCCCGACGTGAGGATCGCACGGAACGCGAGCGAGAGGCGACGCGCGCGCGAGTCGAACGCGAGATCGAAGGCGTCGAGCGTGGCGATCCCGGGCGTGCTCGTGATCACCCGCCGGAACATGGCGGCGACCTCGGCGCGCCTGAACTTTTGACCGAGCACGTCTCGAAAGTAGGGCACGCCTTGCCGCGTGTCGGCGAAGTATTCGCCGAGGAAGAACGCGAACCGGATCCGCAAGCGTTGCGCCGTGGTCTCGCCGGTGTCGTCGGCCGAGAGAGGTATCACGCCTTCGGCGAGCACGAGATCCCCCGTCGCCTGATCGAGTAGGAGATCCACTAGGCCCCCACTTTCAAGATCGCCGAGGCGCTCGGAACGACCACGTAGGCGGGGGAGACCGGGCCGCCGGGCGGGACGTGCACGTGCGTGGCGAACGCGGATTGCAGGGCGTCGACTCGCGAGGCGAGCGCGGCCGCCTGCGCGGCGCCGCCGACCTGCACCTGCGACGGCGTGAGCGTGATTCGAACGCCGCCCTCGCTCCCCAACTGCGCGCCGCTCGGCGCCGGGGCGATCGGGTTGGTCGCGGGGAAGAGACCCGGGATCGCGATGGCGCCGGCGAGCGTGTGCCGGCGCGAGTCGCCGGGGTCGACCACGGAACCGACGCGCCGCCATTCGTTCAAGTCGACCTCGGAGAACACGAGGAGCACGGAGTCACCCGGGGCGAGCGGGAAGGCGAGGAAGAACCCGCCGGCACGCGGGAAGGCGACGGGCACGTCGGGGATCACGGGGAGCGCCTCGGGCGTGAGCGTGCCGTCCATCTGTAGGACGGACCCGCGCACGGCGGGCAGCACGTCGGCCGATTGCGTCGCCGCGTTGTAGGCCTGCACGATCCCCGGCATCGCCACGCGCACGCCTTCGAGCCGGGCGTCGAGCGCCTCGCGGATCACTTCGGGGAGCGTGGGGGGTGTGATCGCCTCGGTCATGGTGCGCGGCCCTCAATCGCTACGTGCCAATCCTTCCCGCCAGTGTCGCCGGAAAGGTTGGCCTTGTCGATCCGGTAACGCCCGCGGAGGATCTCGCCCTCGACCTCGACCAAACGCCCCGGCACGAGATCGGGAAGTAGCAGGGCGCGGGCTTTGAGCACGCCCCGCGCGTCGACCGTGGGCACGCCGACAAGGCCCGACGACGCCGAGAGTACAACGGCCGTCGTGTTCAATGGCGCGCCGAGGGGTAGCACTTGCAACGCGCCGTCCTGAATCGACCATTCGAGGCCGGCCGAGCGCGCGAGGCCGTCGAGTTCGTCGACCGCGCGCCCGTGAACGACCGTCCCGTGGGCGAACTCGCGTACACCCCCGCCGAGCAACGCGCGCGAGAAGGCCTCGACGGAGTTACCTCGACCGACGCCGAGCGCGTCGGCGACGTACCCGAGCACCGTGTCGAGTGGCGTACCCGGGCCGAACGCGCGCGAGACCCTCGCGCCGCTCGCGCGCTCGCCGTCGCCGCCGGCAAGCGTCGTGATCAGGTTCGGCCCGTCGCGTTCCGTGCGGGCCGTTCGGAGTTCGCCTAGATAGACCGTCGAGAGGGCCTCGCGGTAGCCCGCGTTGATCTGCACGGGCACGGCGCGGCGAGTCGTGGCGAGTTGCTCTAGTTGGCGCCGGTGATCCGGGTTCAGATTCCAGATCCGCACCTCGCACTTGTTCGGCGTGCGGCGCGCCGTTTTCTCGACCTTGAACGCGACGCGCAGATCCGACACGAGCAACCCGCCCACGTTGATCTCCGCGCGCCGCTCGAAGAGTTGCGTCACGTCGGCAACTCCAAGGCCGCGTAGTAGACGAACACGGCGCGCGTTCCGAGATCGGCGAACAAGATCGGGGCGTCGCCCGTATTGTCGATCGCGGCGAGTTCTCCCGGAGGGCAACGTGCGTCTACCACGCGGCGCAGTAGAGGGAGGTTCGGGATCACCTTCACACCCGAGACGATCGGGTCGCCGTTCTCGTCGGCGAGATCGAAGAACCATCGCGCCTCGCGCTCGTTCCACACGAACGCGATCACGTACTCTCGGCCGTCGAGCTTCGATCGTTGCGTGAACGCGGGGAGCAACGGGAAAGGGATCGGGATCGTAATCATCGGGCGCGGATCCCCATGCCGGTCAGGCGAGAGAACAAGGAGTCGTTCCCCGAACCCTCGGCCGTGGCCTCTTCCGTGGGCGTGGGGTTCTGCGCGCCGCGCGCCGCGCGCCGGGCCGCGCGCGGGATCGAGGGAACGGGCACCGTTCGCACCTCGGCGATTCTGATCTGCACGAACGAGAGAGAGACCGGAAGGGCGTTCCCCGAGGTCGCATCACGCTTGACGGCGAACGAGCGGAGGACCGTGTTCTCGTACACGCGGAGGGAGGTCGAGAGTGTGCAGAGGATCCCGCCCGTGCGAAGGCGATCGAGTTCTTCCTCGACGGCGCGCACGCGATCGAAGTCGCCCGAGAACCGAAGCACGTTCGCGCCGCCGAGCCCGCCGGGGAACTCGACCCGTTCGACGGCGCCCGTGATCCCCTGCATGTTCGAGGCCGGCACCTCGATCGGGTGGTTCGACACGAACCCCTCGATCCCGATCTTGCGCTGCAACGGTCGGACGTGATCCGAGATCGGCGAGCCGGTCTCGACCTGATCCTCCGTCACTTCGGCCTCGGCCTCGTGCAGTTCGGTGATCGATGCGTCGAGCACGATTGACGCGGCCTCGCCGGATTCGAGGGTGTAGGAGATCAGCACTAGGAAGGCCTCCCCGCGACCGCTTGCCGGGCCGCTTCGAGATCGCGCGTAGTGCCCTCACGAATCCGCGCCTGCACGGCCTCGGCCGTCGCCTCGGGATCGCTCGCCCCCTGAACGACGATCTGCCCTACCGTGGTCGTCTGCCGAACCTGCACGCCGCCGGCGGCGCCTGCGCGCGGCGCCGTGGGCGTCGGCGCGGCCGGGTTGCGGGCGGCCGCGTTCGGACGCGAAGGCGTCGAGACCACGCCGAGCGTTCGGCCTATGTCGCGCCACTCGTCGCGGATCTCTCCGATCGCGTTGGTTACGGTGTCGACCGGCCCCATGATGGTTGCGACGATCTCATCCCAAATGATCCCGAGGTCGTTTGCGAGATCGTCGAAGTACCCCGAGACGGCCTCGACCGCCATTTCCCACGCATCGGAGAACGAGCGCGCGATCTCCCCGTTGCCTGCGAAGATCCCTCGCCACTCTTCCCCGATCTCCCGAAAGCCCGTGGTCGTCGTGCGAACCGCCGCGGCCGCCGTGCCTACGCCGAAGATCGAATCGATGAATTCGCCGATCACCGAACGGCCGCCGGTGAACAAGGCGATCAAGTCGTCCACGATCAGAACGACCACGCCGATCGCCGCGGCCGCGAGTAGCGCGGTTCCGATCACGGGCAGGAAGGGGAGCAACGTTTTGACGGCCGCGACCGTCGCCGCCGTGCCTAGCAGGACGAGGCCTTGCTTGAACACGGTAGTTCCTCGCGTGAGCTTGCCGAACTCCGAAGCAAGTTCGCCGCCGGTCTCGATCAACCAGTTGACGATCGGCAAGAGTTCGAGACCGATCGCCGTTTTCGTCGCTTGCGTCGCGAGGGTCCAACGCGCCTGCGCTGCTTCGAGTTCATCGGCCCTCGCCGCGGCCTCGCCGAGCGAGTCGCCGAAGAGGGAATCGACCTGCCCCTGCAACGCTTCGAGCCCTGCGCCGCCATCGGCGAACGCCGGCAAGAGGCGCGCGCCCTTCTCGCCTAGCAACTGCATCGCGAGCGCGGCCCGTTGCGTGGGATCGGCGATCCCGTTCAGCGCAACCAACGTATCGCGCAGAACGTCGGGCGCCGCGCGCGCGTTGCCGGCGGCGTCGCGCAGGGACACACCGAGGCCCTCGAACTTGCGGCGCGCGTCCGCGTTCGTCGCGGCCGCGGCGACGTTGCGCGAGAAGGCGCCGAGCGTCGCGTTCAATCCTTCGGCCTCGACGCCCGCCGCGGCCGCGGCCGTTCGGAAGGTGAGGAGTTGCTCGGCCGTGAACCCGAAGGCCGCGCCCGTGTCCGTCAACTCGTCGGCGAAGTCGGCGACGCTCGCCGCGATCTCGTAGGTGCCTGCGACGATCGCCGAACTCGCGATCAACCCCCCGAGGCGTTGGATCTGCGATGCGAAACCCTCGACCGCCCCGACGCCCTTGTTCAGCGCGGACGAATCGAAGTCGATCCCGAACCGGGCGAGAAGTTCACGAACGACCGCCACGGCGCGCCCCCTTCTCGCGTGCGTCGCGGCGCGCCCGTGCCTCGGCCTTTTCCAAGGCGTTGATCACGAGGTTGGCGTCGAGCACGTCGGACACGGACCACTCCCTTTCGATCTGCGCGAGCCCGTCGCGGTAGCGCCCCGAGGTCGCGACCCGATGGATCGACCAATCGATCCAGTCGGGGAGGTCTAGCGCGTAGGCGCCGGGGTCGTGCGCGGCGCCTTGGCGGCCTTCGCGCGCGCGACCAACGCGCCGAAAAAATCGGCGAAGTTCACCTCCAAGCAGAACGCGATCCACTCGAAGAGTTCGAGATACGCGCCGGCGAAGTGGAGGTCGAAGATCCCGCGCAAGGGCTTGACGCTCCCCGGCTCGATCTCGACGGTGGTGCAGTCGGCGAACGTCGTGCAAAGCCAATCGAGATCGGCCTCCGTGAGCCCGGCCGCGAACTCGCGCAAGGCCGCCCCGAGGCCGCCGAGCGAGACCCGTTCGAGCGCCTCGCCGGCGCCTTCCTCGCCGCCCGAGAAGAGGGCGCCGAGCGTCGGCCCGGCGAGCTTGGCGAGGCGCACGAGAACGGCGTTCCCTTGCTTCGCTCGTAGTTGCGTCACGGTGTAGGCGTAGCGCCCGATCGTCCGCGTATGACTCTCGATCACGGTTCCCTCCGTATCGTCTCACCCGCGCGCCCGGCTCACCCGCCGATCGCGATGTTCCCGCCGTCGACCCGTTCGAGCTTGGCGATCCTGATCGTCCACTCGCGCGGGCCCGCCTCGCGACCGAACGAGACGTTCGGGGGCTTGGAGATCCAGCACGCCGCGGCGTTGTACCGCGCGCGGCCGTTCTGATCGCGCACTTGGAACGACCCCACGCCCGCGCCGCCCGGCGTGTTCCGGTCGAGGTTCGAGAGTTGCGAGAGGAGATCGTTGTCGTCGCTCGACTGCATGAGGATCAAGGTCGCCGTGGCGCGCCGATCGTTCGTCTTGCTCCGCGTGACTTCGCCGTCCGTCCCCACGATATCGGTGAAGTCGTCGGTATCTTGCTCGATTCGGAGGAACTCGCCGTCCGCGAGGCCTCCCCGGACCAGGATCCCGTTGATGTAGACCGAGACCTCGGTTGCGCTGTATGCCTTGGTTCCTGCCATGGTCAACCCCGATCAGAAGGTGAGAGTTCCGGTGATCTCGGTCGCGTGGATCGCGCCCGCGAGCGGCGCCGAGAACCTCACGTCCGGGAGGAACCGCGCCCGCTTGTCGTCATCGTCGACCTCGGTTGCGTCGGGCGCCTCGATCAGATAGGGCTCGTCGGTCGAGAGGAACCCGACCGCGATTGCCGCGAGGAGTTGCCCCTCGATCTCGGCCTTGATCGCGTCGACCCCCGAGTTCGTGAACGGTACCTTCTCGGATGCCGTGAACAGTCCGAAGACCCGTTCCTGGATCCGTGCCGTGGTCCAGTCGATCCCGCGGATCTGATCGGCCCACTCGCCGCCGGAAGTCACACCGTTGAGCACGACGTCCAGGCCCTTGATCGCGATGTAGTAGTTGCAGTTCTTCGCCTTGGCGGCGTTCTCTTCGGCCGTGTTCAGCGCGTACGAACGCACGCCGCGAACCGACTTGAACGCCCAAGTGTCGGACCCTGGATCGACCGTGAGGCGCTCGGCGAGTTGCCCCGCGTCCACGAACGCGCCGACGTCATCGTGGTAATAGGGCGCCGTGCGGAACCGCTGCAACGATTGCAGGTCGCTCGCAACGTCGGTCGTGATCAAGGCATCGAGCACGGCAGAGTCGTGCGTGCGTGCGACGAGGATCTTCCGGCGCGTCTCGGCCCATCCGGCCGCGGCCGCGATGTCGTTCTCGTTCGACACGTCGATCACGACCCCGTAGAAGTCGGGATCGACGTTCTCGATCGCCGTGAGGTCGGCCGCGATCGAGGTCGCCGCCGAAAGATCGGTGAACCCGATCAGCGCGCGGTCGTTCCGGGTGTGGAAGTGGAACGCGCCCGAGGCGCCTACCACATCGATCGTCGCGCCGCTCGGCGTCGCCGTGACGGGCACCGTCAAGGCGTTGATCAGGCCGGCGATCGCCGTCGCGATCGTGGCCGTGGTCGAGGCCGGCGGAACCGTGTACGCCCATGCCTCGCCGTCGATCTCCCCCGAGTAAATGACGCCCGCGGTCGCGTCCTTCACCGTGTACCGGATCGTCTGGATCCACGCGGCGCGGCGCCCGACCTTGATCACGCGCGGCCGGCGGCGTTGCGAGAACATGACGGAGAGGATCCCGTGCAGGCACGGGTACGCGCTCGCCGTGACGCCCGCGGCCTCGGCCTCCCGGAGCGAACCGAACGAGCGAACGAGCGGGCCGCCGATCGCGTGGTACGCGGCGACCATCGGGATTCCGAAGTTCTCCCGCGCAGGGCCGGCCGAGGTCGCGCTGATCTGAACGTTGACGATATCTTCGAGGGCCATGGGCGAACCTTTCAGGGCAGGAACAGAGATCCCGTCGTGTCGATCGGCGGACCATCGGAGGGTAACGCGAAGTCGACGAACGAACAATCGAAGGCGCGCGCGTTGCTCGCGCCGAAGTTGTTGATCCCGTAGTCGTTCGTGGGGTCGCCGACCAGATCCGAGAGGGCGAGCATACACCGCTCCGATTCGGCCGACCAGACCGCGCCGACGAACACGCCGATCGCGAGCCCGGCGTTCTGATTCTCGATCCGGCCCTGCACGGCGTAGGCGCCGCGGACGGGGCCGGTCTCGGCCCCGAACAAGGGAACGAACGCGACGCCGACGCCGAACGTCGAGGGGGTGGCCTGAACGTGGAACCCCCGAAGGCGCGGCCCCCGGTTGCTCCCTACGCCGGGATCCTTGTTCGATAGGACGAACCCGGAGGAGCACGCGAAGGCGCCGAGCCCTGATGCGTCTACGTTGCCGGCGAGCGAGAAACCGCCATCGCACGCGAAGGCCGTGCAGTCGCGGACGTGCCCCTCGGCGAACACGAACCCGATCGTCTCGGCCTCGACGTGGAACCCGACGAAAGCGTCGGGCAGGGCGTAGAACTCCCGCAACCCCCCGATCACGATGCACCGATCGATCTTGCCGATCCCGAGGTCGAGCGCCTCGATCCCTCGCGTCGCCGTGTCGTAGGAGTTCCACGCGCCCGAGAGACCGATCCGCACGTCGCGCGCAACAGCCCCCGATTCGAGAGAGATCCAGCTATCCCCCGAACGCTGATCGGTCGACTCGGGCACGTCCACGATCAACCCGTCGATCTCTCCGAAGGCGCCGACCGTGATCACCCGATGGTCGCCCGTCGTCGGCGACACGAGCAACGCCGACCACTTCGAGCACACGAGCCGCACTTGCGCCGGCACGTTCAGCGCGGCCGCGAGCGTGTAGACGCCGGGGCGCAGGAACACGTCGATCACGACGTTGGATCCGAGGTCGGCGACGAGAACGGCCGCGGCGTCGAGCGCCTCTTGAATCTTCGAGCCGTCGCCGAGGTCGAGCAAGTCGCACCATTCCGGCTCGTCGGAAACGACGTGGCCGACCACGAACCGGGCTTGGCGGCGGGGCGTGTAGATGTAGGCTCGCGTCACGGGTTCACCTCGGGATGGGCCGGCGGGAACCGGCCCCTGATCTCGGTCTCGGCGATCCACGATGCCACGTCACCGGGGACCGCGCCCTTCGCGTCGAACGTCCAGCGGATCCGCGTGCGCAACTCGAAGCGGGAGATCCATCGATCGTCGACTTGGTAGTCCGCGTTCACGACCTCGCCGAAGTCGACCACGGCCGCGCAAGCGTCGCGGAGGATCTTCGCCTTGTTCCCGAAGAGACCTCGCGCGCGCACGGCCTCGACGAACCCGAGGGCGATCAAGTTCGGGGATTGTGAGAACGAGTCACACGCGATCACGACTTCGAGCAATCGAACGCCCGTCACGGCCTCGACGGTCTCGGCGTCGACCGTCGCGAGGTAGAGGCGATCCGAACCCTCGGGGATCGAGCGATCGATCCGCAACTCGAACCACACGGGGGGCACGCGCGGGCGCGGTTCGTTCTCGATCAGCACTGCCGACTCGGCGAGACCCGAGGCCGCGGCGACCCATGAACGCAACGCGGCGAGGAACGGCGAGAAGTCGATCACGTTCCCCCCGAGGCGATCCGGTAGGTGATGCTCGATCGAAGTTGGCCCGTGTCGATCAGGGGCTTGCTCGATCCCTTGCGCTTGATCGTCGCGGGGTCGAGGGGCGGCGCGATGCCGGCGGCGATCCGTTTCTGGATCCCGCCCTGCGCGCGAACCCCCATGAGGTCTAGAGACCGGCGATAGTCCAGCTTCCCCCCAAGGCGTTTCAACGCGAGGTCTCGCGCGAACGCCTTGTTCGAGGCCTCGTTCTCGTCGAACCACCCCCCGATGAAAGAGCGCGCGGGGATCGTCGCCGTGCCGAATTCTTGATAGCCCGCGATCTCGACCATCGTCGCGGGCGTGGGCTTCTCGCCCTCGTGAACTTGCTTCGGGGCCGAGGCCTTCGGCCCCATGATCCCTACCTCGACCACGGCGCCCGTGATCACGACCTCACGGCGGATCCGTTTGAGCCCCTTGTCTCGATCGACGATGCGAGAGGGGGGCATCAGATCACCCGAAACCCCGCGGCGATCTCCCGCTGCAAGCGGCGGAATTCCTCGTTGTAGAGGGTCGTCCCGGTCGCCGCGGCGAGCCGCGCGTTCTGCCCGTACGGGGCGATCGCGAGCAAGTGCGCGGCGAGGTAGGCCACTCCCTGATCGGCCTTCTCTCCCCACACGTTCGGATCGACCCGTTGCTCGGCGCGCACGAGTGCGGCCGCCACGATGGGATCCCCCGTCTCGGCGAACTCGGGGAACTCTCCCTTGAACGCCGCGACGGTCCACGTCATGCGCCGAGGTCTCGCAGTCGCGCGTCGAGCGCGCGCGCGACCTTCGCCCGCTTCTCGACGCCGCGCCACTCGCGCAGGGTGTCGAGGTCGGTCTCGGTCGCGATCAGGGCGAGGGCCTCGGCGACGGTGCCGCCGGGCTCGGTCGAGGTCTCGGGGGCCGCGGCCCGCTCGATCTGGATCTTGCCCTCGCGCTCGGCGTCGGCGAACGCCCGGCACTTGCGCGCGCGGGCGAGGTCGAGGTCGTCGGGGACCGTGTTCTCGCCGGGCTTGATCGCCACGCCCGCGAGAGGCACGCCCGGCCCCTTGTGGGGCACGCGGAGGATCGTTGGTACGGTGCTCGTGATCTGCATTCTGGTTCCCTCTCAGAACGTACACCGCGCGCCCACGTCGGGCGCGCGCGTGATCAGATCCCGTCCCCGTACGTCGCGCCGATCGGGTAGTACCAGCACACGCCGCCGACGCGCGCGAGGCAGTCGACCACGTAGGCGAGGTTGCGCTTCTCGGGTTCGAGTTGTTGGAACGGGATCGGAAGTTGGAGCTTCACGACCATCGGATCCCGCTTGTAGCAAACGGCGCGCGGGGTCGAGCCCGGGCCGGCCGTGTTCAGCTTCTCCCACCGTTCGACCGAGCGAACGGACTGCGCGTTGGCGAGGAAGAACTGAAGGATCGTGAGGTCGTTCCCCGCGTCCAGGCGCGTCGTTGCGACCTTGCCGTAGAGGCTCGACGGGAGGAGCATCGTGTCGGGCGGGAAGTTCTCGTCCGAGTTCTGGATCACCGCATCCTCGAAGGCGAAGAGATCCTCCAGGATTTGGGCCGGCGTCGCGGTCGCCCACGAGCCATTCGGCGCCGCCGTGATCGGCACGTTGGAGTTGTTGACGAAGCCCTCGATGTTCTTCGAGGGGACGCCGACCGCGGCGATCTCGTCGATCTTGCGCTCGATGGCGGCGCGCGCCGCGATCGCGCGTTGCGCGTCGAGCGGCCGCCCGAGTTGCGCCGAGACGCGCAGATCCTTGATCGAGAACTGGAAGGCGTCGCCGATCTCCATGACGGGTTGCGGGAACTCCTTGACGAGCACGTCGACCATGGGCAGGTCGTCGGAGTAGTTCGCGATCAGCGCCGCGATCCCTCGCCAATCCCATTGACGATAGGTCCACGTCTCGGCCCACTCGGGCACCTCGTTCGAGACCGGGACGAACCCCGCGGCCTTGAGCCGGGAATAGAGAACGTCGTAGGTCTGCGACTCGACGAATTCGAGTTGCTTCTCCAAGAACGCCGTCTCGTTCGCGTCGAAGCGCACGCCGGCGTTGGTGAGGGGAAGCAGCTTGGAACGCTTGGTCATGGTGGCGGATTCCTTCGGAGCGAGAGAGGCGCGAGCGGTTCGGGATTGGGATCAGGGGCGCAGGAGGCCGACGATCGCGAGTTCGCCCGCGCCCGCCGACGAGAGGAAGCGCGCGCCCGTGGTCGCGGCGTTGCCGCCGTCCGCGTCGCTCCGCGCCGCCCCGAGTTGCACGAGGGGGCCGTTCGGCGTGTGGCGCGCGAACACGTCGCCGCCCGCCGTCACGGCATCCTCGACCCGCACGTAGACCCGGCCGAACCGGACGGCCGCGATCTCTTCCCCCTCGGCGACGGAGCCGGGCTCGCGCGCCTGATCGCGATGCACGACGCCGAGCACGTCGGCCTCCGTGAACGCGGCCGCGGGGAGTGCGCAGGTTCGCGCCGCCGCGCCTCGGAGCACGAACACGCCGGCCGGGGTCTCGGCGTCGGTCGTGGTCGCGGTGTCGAGCGCGCGCGGCGAGGCGTCGGCGATCTGCCCTTCGAGGCCGATCTCGGGGGCGTCGGTGATCGTGGTCTGCATGGTCGGGGGCTTCCTTCGGGCGAGAGGGCGGGGCGTTCAGCGGAGGGGAGGGTTCAGGCCTTGCCGGCCTCGGGGCGGCGCCACGCGCCGGCGAGGTGCGCATTCAGGCGGGCGCGCGGGTCGGTGTGCTCGCCGGCGTCGTTGCGCGCGCCCGGACGGGGCAGCACGTCGCCGAGGTTCGAGCGCGCCTCGGGGAGCGCGGCGAACACGCCGCGCACGAACTCGATCGGGGTGTCGGAGTCGATCCGAACCTCGGGCGCGACGGCGGCGACGACGGCCGCCATGATCTCGCGGGTGCTCGCCTTCGCGTCGAGCACGACCGAGGGCGCGACCTTGGCGGCCCGCTCGCGGGTCGCGATGCGCTCGGCGACCGCGGCGTCGAGCGCCTCGGCGGCCTTGGCCTCGGTCGAGGCGTCCGCGGCCGGCGTCGCCGCCGAGTCGGCGGCCTCGCCCCCGGCGGGCTTCTCTTCGGTGCCCGCGTCCGCGGCGGGCTCGGCCGGCGCGGCCTCGCCGAGCGCGGCGCCCAACTCCATGAGGGAGGCCTGCAAGGCCTCGATCTGCCCGAGAGCCGCGGCGACCATTTCGGCGGCGTCGCCGTCGAGGCGCGCGGCCTTGGCGCCGACGCGGATCTGCGCCTGCGCGAGCACGCCGGCGGCGCGCGTGCGGCCCTCGGAAGTCGCGAGCGGGTAGGCCTCGCCGTCGATCCGAAGGATGCGGGCGCGGGCGTCGAACGTGATCTTGGGGAACATGGGCGGGCGATCCTTTCGGGGAGGTCGGGCGAGGCCAGTATCCATGATCGCCGCACCCGCGTCTAGTCGGAGGGCAACGTCACGGCCCGCACGCCCCCACCCGACCGGGCCGAGGGCGGCGTGGTTGTAGCGGATCCGGCGTTGGATCTGATCGTAGGCCTCGCCATTCCACACGCCCGGCGTGGGGTCGATCTCCATTTCGTAACCGAGGGAGACCTCGCGTGCGTCGCCGCGCTCGACCTTGCCGATCAGTTCGGCGTCCTGCACGGCGAGCACGGCGCCTACCATGGTCCCGCCCTCGGGCACGGCGTCGCCGAGAACGTGCCCCCGCGCGTGCGTGCGGAAGTTCTCGGGCGTCACGAGTTCGGGCGGGTGCAGGTCCGTCACGGGCACGCCGCGCAAGGTCGCGAGTGACTCGGGCGCGAGCACTTCCTCGATCGGGCGCAACTCGCGGATCGTGTTCCCCGCGGTGTCGCGGTAGGTGAACACGCCCGCGCGCGTGAGCGTCGCCGGCACTTCGAGGCCCCCGAGGGCCGAGCGCCTCGCGGCGCCGATCGCGGCAACGTCGAAACGGAAGGGCACGGGAACACGGTATCCCCGACCGGGGAAAGCGTCAATCCGGCAACTCGATCACGGGCACGGCGACGCATCGGCACTGGAAATCCTCGCCCGGGTGCGCGCGCCGCCCCGTGCGTGTGTCGACGATCGGCGGGCTCGACCACTCGAAGATTCCGCCCTCTAGCTGATAGTGGTTCCCTCCCCCGCCGGGCGGCGTCGGCCACTTGCCCCCGGGCGTACCGCGGACCCGTTCGTCGCGGGAGGTGCTCCACTCGTAGCGCGTGATCCCCGCTTGGCGATGTCGTAGTTGCGTGAGTTCGCCGTTCAACTTGAGCACCTGATCGCGCGCGATCAGTTCAGCGCGCGAGGTGCTCACGCCGGCGACCGCCTGCACCTGCGCGCGGATCTCTTCTACGCGCAACCCTTGGCGCGCCGCGTTCGTGAGCGTCGAACCGATGCGCGCGCGTAGGTCGTCCGTCATGCGCGTGATCAACGCGACGTTCCCCGCCCTGAACAAGTCGAGTTGATCGGCGAGGTGCGGATCGTTGCCGGGCAAGTCGATCCCGATCAACGCCTGGAATTGCCGGTTCAACTCGGTTCGGTTGTGGCGCGCGGTCTCGGCGCCGAACTCTAGGGCGAGTTGCGCCGTAGGTTTCATGCGCTCGGCGATCAGCACACGCACGTCCCCGAGAATGCGTTCGATCAACTCGACCGATACGGCATCGGCGCGGGCGATGCGCGCGTCCGTGCGCGGGAGGGGCGCGGCCTCGGCGATGCGCGGGAGGTACGGATCGAGCACGTCGAGGATCGCGGCGTCGAGGCCCTCGACCAACTCGCCGAGCGCGAGCGCGTAGCGCGTCGCGATCATGGTCGGGGGCTTGGCGCGCGGGGCCTTGCGCGAGCGGCGCGAGCGCGACGCCGCGGCGATACGCTTGCGGACCTCGACCTCGGCGGCGTTGATCCGATCAGGGCGCGCCACGCCGGAACCTCGCGAGGTGCTCGGCGGCGCGTTGCTCGATCGGCCTCGTGTCGGGCTCGCACCCGTTGCACTCGGGGCACTTGCCGCCCGCCCAACCCTGCGCCGCGAGGCCTCGGGCCGCGCGTTCTTCGAGGCCCTCGGGGTTGCCCGAGATCAGGCGCGGCGCCTTGCACCCGCACGGGCACACGACGGGAGCCGAGGTGTGCAGTTCGATCGTCATGCCGGCACCATGGGCGAGAGGAAGAACGAGCGGCCGACTTCGCCGAGGATCTTCTCGGCCTGCGCCGTGTCGATCGGGAATGCGGCCGTGATCAGTTGGATCCCGGTCTCGCGCGGGATCGAGCGCGAGGCCACGGCCTGAACGATCTGCATGAGGCTCGCGACCTGCGCGCCGTTCAGGGCGGCGCCCGGATCCTTCGCCTCAGGGTCGACCGGCGCGACCGGCTCGGCGCCCGTGGTCGGCGCAAGGGCCGGCGCCGTGAGCGGCTCGCCGCTCGCCGTCGTCGGGGGTAGCGGATCGGTCCCGCTCGCCGCGAGGGCCGCGAAGGCCTCGACCGCGGGCGCGTGGTATGACGCATCGATCGACATTTCGTCCTGATAGCCCTCGGGCTTGTACCGCGCGAGCGCGACCTCTTCGGGCGTGAGCACACCCGACGCGATCCGAATCTGATCGGCCTGCGCGTGTTTCAGTTCGAGGTCGGCGCGCTCGCTCGGCGTGGGCGTCCAAAGGTCGGCGAACTCCAAGGTCCACCCGACCGGCTCGACGCCGCGCGTCGGTCCCTCGCGCGAGAGGAACACGAGCCGGATCAACTCTTCGAGACGTGGACGGAGGCGATCCTCACGCTCGGCGCCGAGCGAGTCGTACCACGATCGGACGTCCATTTCGCCAGTCGCGTTCAGGCCGGCGGGCTCGCGCCCGAGAAGGATCGAGACGGGGATCCGCGCCGCGGCCGAGAGACGTTGCGCCGAGCGGTCGAGCAACTCGGGCAGGCCCGACATGCTCGTGTCCTTACGCTCGAAACTTTCCTCGTCCGAATCGAGTAGAAGCGACCGCGCGACCGAGCGCGAGAGGTCGACCACTTCCATTCGAGCGAGGAGCGCCTCCTTGCCCCCGCTCGTGAGCATGTCGATCAGGCCCTTGACCTTGAACACGCCTTGCGACGCATCGGAGATCAAGTTCTCGATCGAGGTCCAGTTCGCCGAGAACGTGCGGAGCGCGGTGTGCGCGCGGTCGATCGACGATTGCCCCCACCCTTGCCGCTCGCGGCGTAGGCTCGCGCTCGCGCGCTCGCCCTCGAACACGACAAGGCGCGAGGCGTGGACGCGCACGGCCGAGCCAACGGCGATCGCCGCGCCCGCGGTTCGGTGCGTGTGCCCGAGTTCGTAGACGGTGGGCTTGCCGAAGTTCGAGGCGTAGGGGTTCGACTCCCACGCGACCGGGCGCAAGTCGCGCCGGTCGATCGCGAGAAGGAACTCCACGCGGCGCAGGGTCGCGAGGTTCAGCGATTCGGCGATGTTCTGCGCGTCGTCGGCGCCGACGAACACGGCCGCGCCCCCGTACGTGCGTTCGAGGATCAAGGCGTCGAGGAACCGCGGCACGACTTCGAGCACGCGGAGGGCCTCGGCCGTCGCGGTCTCGGCCTCGGAGTTCTCCGAGATCCGCACCTTGATCCCGTTGCGGAGCATCGCCTTGGGGGGCGCCTCGGCGATCGTGTGCGCGAGATCGTCGAAATCGAAGAGGGCTTCGAGCGTCTCGTCCCCGAGGATCCCGCGCCTCTCGAATCGCGTGTGCGTCGCCTTGTCGCGCAGGCCGCCGAGCCCGGTCAATGCGTTGCGCCACGAATCGACGCGGGCGCGTACCTTGGTCGCGATCTCACTTGGCACGGGCGAGCACCTCTAGGCCCTCACGGTATCGCGTGGCGCCCCTCACGTAAAGCCGGGCTAGGGCTTGGCTCGCGGCGTCGACCTGATCGTCGTGCGTCGCCTTCGGGAACGTGAGGTGCTCGCCGACGAACTCGGCGATCCACGGCGCGGCCTCGGGGAGCTTGACGTTCCCCGCCTCCCACAACGGGGCCGAGGCGTTCGCGCGCGAGAACTTCCCGCCTTCGGGCGTCACGAGCACGATCCCGGGGATCTCCCGTTTCAGCGCATCGGCGACGGCCGGCCCGTTCGCCGCGTTCTCGATCAGTTTCAGGCGCGCCGAAGGGTAGCGTGCCGAGAGGTTGCGGATCTGCGCGAGCGTCTCGACGAACCCCCAACGCCCGCGCACCTGATCGACGAGGTAGAACTCGCCGCCGTGCGCGGCCCACACCTGCCCGACCACGTAGTCGCCCGAGGCCGCGGCATCCTTGAACCGAAGATCCCACGACTGGATCCACGTCGCGCGCGCGGGGAGCACCTTCCACCGATGCGCGAACCACGCGGCCCGGAAGAGATCGCCGCCCTCGGGGCTCGGCCGTTGTTGCAACTGCGCCGCGGCGACGCTCGATCCGAACTCGCGTTCAAGGTCGGCGACCGCGCCCTCGGGGAAGCGTTCGGGCCATAGCAGCGCGCCGGGCTCGGTTCGCGGGTCGTTCTGAAACGGCACGCGCGCGCCGTTCCGCAACGTGATCGAGGTCGAGAACCGGCGCGCGGGTTCGTAGCGCATCGGGAGGATCAAGTGCTCGTAGCCTCCTTCGGCGAGCATGGCGCCGGCGAGGTCGCGCTCGTGTAGACGCTGCATGACGATCACGCGCCGGCCCGTTTTCGGATCCGCTTGCCGGCTCGCCATGGTCGAGCGCCACCACTCGATCACCTTGTCGAGCGCGGCGCCCTCGACGCCGCCCGCGTTCAACGTGTCGGCGGGCTTGATCGGATCGTCGACCACTTGCGTATCGGCATGGCGGCCCGTGACGGATCCCTCCGTCGAGGTCGAGAACCGCCACCCGCCGCGCGAGTTCGCGAAGTCGGTCGCGCTCCGCGTGTTCTGCCGCGGGATCTCGACGTGCGGGAACCTCGCGGCGAACCATGGCGAGTCGACCAAGTTACGCATCCTCACGGCGTCGCGGCGCGAGAGGGCCGCGGAGTAGGACGCGAAGATCCACCGATGCGCGGGATCCTCGGTCGCCCATACCCAAGCAGGCCAAAGGACCGAGACGGAAAGCGACTTCATGCAACCCGGGGGCATGTTCACGATCAAGCGCCTGATCTGCCCTCGCGTCACCGCTTCGAGGTGCTCGGCGAGCGCGTCAACGTGCCACCCGGGAACGAACGGCACGGCCTCGATCTCGGCCCACGCCGCGCGCATGAAGGCGCGCAGGCCGCCCGCTTCGATCGCGGCGCGGTCCCGCTCGGCGCTCGTGTCACTCTTCGATCGCAGGGATCGAAGGCGCACCCGCGCCAAGTCGGCGATCGATGATGCCGAGGATCGTTGCATAGGTCTCCCGCGGTAGTTCCGATTCGAGCGCGTCGAGCACGGCGCCGAGTTCGTTCTCGACTTCGAGGCGCACACGCGCGGCGAACTTCGCCGGATTCATGCGTTCGAGACGCCACGCGAGCGGGCGCCAATCGCCGCGATCGGTCTCGGTCGTGCGCTCGACTGTCTGCCCCTTCGCGTCGAACTTCTCGCGCGTGCGCGTGGCGGGGCGGCCGTGCGATTCGATCAGCGCGACCGAGCGCACCTCGGCCTCGGCGCGGGCTTGCTCGACGGCCGCGGCGAACTGCCCCTCCGGGCTCGCGGGCTTGCGCGCGCCGTCGTGTAGCCATCGGCGCATTTGGTCGCGACCGACGCCGGCGGCCGCGGCCGCGGTCTCTAGGTAGTTGCCGGCCTTGACGTAGGCGACGATCTTCTCGGCCTTCACGGCGTCGAACGCGCCGGGCTTCCCGAGCTTCGATCCGTTGCGACTCGCGTTCGGCACGATCTCGCCCTTCTCGACGCGCTCGCGGCGCGCACGCTTGCGAGGGCTACCCGGCACTGCGCACCCGCTCGGCCTTCCCGCCGGTCTCTCGTTCCCATCGCGCGATCACGCCCTCGCACCTGCGCGCGTCGACCTCGACCCCGAAGCACACGCGGCCCGTGCGCTCGCACGCGATCAGGGTCGAGCCCCCGCCGAGGAACGGGTCGAGCACGCGCGCGCAGGGATCGGTGTGGCGCTCGACGAACCCGATCACGAGGTCGACCGGCTTTGCGGCGTTGTGCTCGGCCTTCTCGGCCGCGCTCGCTCGGTTGTGCCTGATCAGGTTCGGCGCGAACACTTGGCGGTGTCCGGTGATCTCGGCGCCGCGCATCGTGTGATCGCGCGGTTCCTTCACCATGAAGGCGACGAGTTCGTACGTGTGCGCGTACATCGATCCGAGGCCGTTCCCCTTGTCCCACACGATCACGTTCTTGACGGCGATCGCGTTGCGTCGCGCGCCTTCCATGGTCGCGGGGAGCGAGCGCCAATCGCAGAACGTGAGCAGGTGCCCGAACACGGGGAGCACGCGCGCGCACTCGCGGATCAAGTTCTCGAAGAACGGAACCACCATGCGGTCGTCCGCGATGCTCGCGGCAAGGCCCGTGCTCGACCCGAAGATCGCGTATGGGGGATCGGTGATCACGGCGTCGACCGTGGCGCGCCCGTCGAGCGCGAGCGCGATCCCGCCGTCGAGCGAGTCGGCGCAGGCGAGCCGGTGATCGCCGAGCGCCCACAAGTCGCCGACCTCGACCGCGCACGCGGCGAGCTTGCCGTTCAGCGCGGCCTCGGAACGCGCGAGACGGTCGGCCCGGCTCGCCGAGTGCACGCCCTTGCCCTTCGAGGCCGGCCCCGCGTCGAGGCCCTCGATCAGCGCGGCGAGGTCGGCATCGTCGAACCCGACCGCGGCGGGCGCGTCGAGGTCGGCGAGGATCTCGGCGAGCACTTCGCGATCCCACTCGGCGAGTTCGGCCGTGCGATTGTCGGCGACGGCGAAGGCCTGCGCGGCCTCGGCCGTGCCCTCGAACTCGACCACGGCGATCGAGGTCCACCCGAGGGCGCGGGCCGCTTCGAGCGTGCCGTTCCCCGCGAGCACGACGCCGGCGCGGTCGACCACGATCGGGCGCACCTGCCCGAACGCCGAGAGGCTCGCGCGGATCGCGTCGAGGTTGCGCGCGTTGTGCCGGCGGGCGTTTCGCGGGTCGTGCGTGAGCGAGTCGATCGGCACGGTGCGCGGCGTCATCGGGCGTCCCTCCCGTACACGTCGGCGTAGCACCCCAAGGCCGCGAGCACGGCGGCCGAGTAGGTGCCCCCATGGCGCAACTCGACCACGCGCGCGAGCACGTCGAGCACCTCGGGCCACTCGGCCGCGCTGAACTCCAACGTGAGCGTGTGCGAGGCCGTCGCCGTGTCGTCGGCGTCGAGGCCTTCGGGATCGAGGTCGAGCGGCGCGGGTTCGGCCGTGAGGCGCGCGATCATGGCCTCGACCTCGCCCGGGGCGTACCCCGTGCCGGCGAGGGCGTCGGCGTCGGCGAGTTCGGCGAGCACGGCCGCGAGGCCCTCGCGCTCCCACGTCGCCCGCTCGGCCGTCCGGTTGTCGGCGACGAGTAGCGCCTCGGCGTCGAGGCCCGCGAACGGCGCCACGACGGCCGGCACGGCCCAACCCTCGGCGCCCCGGGGTGCGGGCTCGCCGGCGGCGCGCAGGCGCCGGAGGGCGGCAACGCGGCCGTGCCCGGCGAGGATACGCCGCGCCTCGGCGTCGACCACGATCGCGCCCACGAACCCGAACCGGCGGATCGAGGCCTCGATCGCGTCGAGGTCGTGCCGGCGGGGGTTGCGCGGCGAAGGGGCGAGATCGTCGAGGGGTACGCGGATCACGGTGGGATCATGCGGGCGTGAGGGTGTCGTGGTCAAGCGTGGCGCGCGGTTCGGGCCGAACACGAACGCGACCGTCGAGGGCGGGGCACACGGGGCAGGAAACGGGGCACGGCGCCGAACCCAAGTGCCCCGGGGAGAGGCCTGAAAAACAAGGCGATTCCTCGATCGGGGCAGGAAGTACACTAGGGGTATTCGCGCTAGATCAAACCCCCCCCCTATATCTCGGGAAATTGGCGGGTGGAAGTGTCCTTTGTGCCCCGTTCACACCTAACCCCTTGGAACTTCGGCGGAAAAGGCGGGGCAGAAAGCCGGATCCGTGTGCCCCGGATCTGCC